TTATCTGTTTCTAAAATTGGCAAAGGTGGTAAAAAAATTATTTGTATAAATGACAATAAAATTTTTAATACTATTACTGAGGCTTCATATTTTTACAATATAAAACTTAGATCTATTACTAATATATTACATGGTAGAGCTAGTAAAACTATTAATAATTTAACCTTTAAATATATTTAAAATTGCCAATCCCCCAAACAATACGAGTAAATCCGTTAGATTTACAAAAGAATATTGCTATTGGGGTATCTTTACCTTTTAATGGCCCCGGAGTATTTAATAGTACTTTTACTACTAAAGATCAAATTAAATCAAATTTAGTTAATTTATTATTAACTAGTACTGGTGAAAGGATAATGAATCCTAATTTTGGTACTTATCTAAAAAGATTCTTATTTGAAGGAATTACAGATAGTAATTTAGAATCTTTAAAGGATAATCTACTAAACAGTATATCAATATACATACCTGATATTACTGTAACTAGTATTATTATTACTCCCAATACTGATTACAATTCTATAGATTTAAATATAGATTATGTAGTCAATATTTCACAATCTCCTGATCAAGTAACAGTACAATTTACATAATAATGACTAACGAAGATAAAAATATATCATATTTAAATAAAGACTTTGGCGCCTTTAAATCATCATTACAACAATTTGCCAAAACATATTTCCCTTCAACATATAATGACTTCTCAGAAGCCACTCCAGGTAATATGTTTATTGAAATGTCATCATATGTTGGTGATGTTATGTCATTTTATTTAGATACTCAAACACAAGAGAATTTTCTTATATATGCTAAAGAAAAAGAAAATCTATATGCTTTATCTTATATAATGGGGTATCGCCCTAAAGCATCATATGCCTCTACTACTACTGTGGATGTATATCAATTAATGCCTGCTACTTCCTCAAACGGAGGTACAACATTCTTTCCAAACTATAATATATACGGGTTAATAATACCAGCTAATACTACTATTACATCAGCCGCTACTGGTGTTAAGTTTTTAACTACACAACAGATAGACTTTACAGATACAGGTAGTACTGAAATTAGTTTTGTGGATAATAATTATTTTCTATTTAAAAAATCTACTGAGGCTATATCAGCTGAATTAAAAGAAACAACTATATCATTTCCTGGAAGTCAAAAATTTGCTACTACAACTATTACTGATACTAATGTTTTACAAATATTAAGAATCACAGGCAGTGATGGTAATATATGGTATGAAGTTCCATATTTAGCCCAAGCTTCAATATTTCAAAAAGTAGCTAATCCTTCATATTCTACAGACCAGGTTCCCTATTTATTACAATTACAGAAAGTACCTAGAAGGTTTACTTCAAGAGTACTATCAGATAATACCTTACAATTAGAATTTGGAGCCGGTTTATCTTCAAATAAAACAGACAGCCAAATCCTTCCAACCCCCGATAATATTCAACTAGGATTAGTACCGGGTATTTCATTATTAACAAATAATTATAATGAAGCTTCTGTATTCTTTACTCAAGAATATGGATTAGCTCCTTCTGGAAATTTAAATGTAAAATATTTAGTTGGTGGTGGTATTACATCAAATATAGCTGCTAATGATTTAACTACTATAGATACATCTGGACTTTATTTTAAAAATGGTAACCCTGGAGGTGGAATAGCTAATACTGTATTATCAAGTGTAGTATCTACTAATCCTAATCCGTCATCTGGGGGTAGAAATGGAGATACAATTGATGAAATAAGACAAAATGCTTTATACTCATATTCAACCCAATTAAGAGCAGTAACAAAAGATGATTATATTATTAGAGCATTATCAATGCCTTCTAATTATGGAACACTAGCTAAAGCTTATATTTCACAAGATTTTACTCAAGATGATCTTCAACAAACAGTAACTCATACTCAACCTGGTAATCCTCTTACTTTAGATTTATATATTTTATCTTATAATAATAATAAACAATTAACTACTGCTTCTACTACATTAAAACAGAATCTAGTAACATATCTTAATGAATATAGAATGGTTACTGATGCTATTAATATTAGAGATGCTTATTATATTAATATAGGAATCAACTTTGATATAGTAATATTGAGTGGATATTCAAATAAAGATGTATTAACTAATTGTATTTCAACTATACAGGATCATTTTAACATAGATAAATGGCAAATTAACCAACCAATTATACTTTCAGACATTCAATCTAAACTTCTACAAGTTAGAGGAGTACAATCTGTAGTTAAAATGGAAATAGTAAATAAACAAGATTCTACTAATACTACATATTCTCAATATGGATATGATATAGCAGGAGCTACTAGACAAGGAAATATATACCCTTCCCTAGATCCCGCAATATTTGAAGTTAGATATCCTAACACTGATATACAAGGTAGAGTTGTAGTTATGTAAAAGTTTAAGATATGAAACTAGAAAGAGGTGATAATAACATAAATGTAAAATTACTACAAGAAAAATTAGGATTAGAACCTATTGGAAATTTTGGTCCTAAAACTGAAAAAGCAGTAAAGGAATTTCAACAAAAATATGGATTATCTGTTGACGGAGTAGTCAATGATAAAACATGGCAGATGATTATGGGTATTGCTTTAAGTAAACCTTTACCCCCCACTACACCTCCCCCACCTCCTCCTCTTCCAAATACTACTAATTTAAAAATAGATAAATTAAAGGGACATATCCCTGATAGTGTAATAGCTCAAATACCTACTGTTATTACTAAATTCCAAATTAATACACCTTTACGCTTAGCTCATTTTTTATCACAGTGTGGACATGAAAGTGGAGGGTTTAAAGTAGTAAATGAAAATTTAAATTATAGTGCTAAAGGATTAACAAATACATTTAAAAAATATTTCCCAACAGAAACTAAAGCTAAAGAATACGAACGTAAACCTGAAAAAATTGCTAATTTAGTTTATGGCAACCGTATGGGTAACGGCGCAGAAACAACAGGTGAGGGTTATAAATTTCGCGGACGTGGTTATATTCAATTAACTGGCAAAGATAATTATAAAGCATTTGATGCAGTTGTTACTGAATCGATTGTTGATAATCCTGATTTAGTAGCAACCACATATCCACTAGCGTCGGCTGCTTGGTTTTTTACTAGATGTTTGCCTAAATGTGATTTAGGTAATTCGGATGATGTTGTTACTCTTGTTACAAAATGTGTTAATGGTGGTACTATTGGTTTAGCAGATCGTATTAAGCACTTTAAAGAATATTATGCGTTATTAGCATAAAATAGGCTTGTAATTGTTATATTTATATGTAGTAATTACTAATTATGGCTGTTTATAAAATATTTCCTGAAAAAAGCGCTACTCTTTATTCATACTATCCAACCCTTAATGCTGGTATAGATGAAATACTAGAAGCTAGTACCTACTATTCAATACAAGGTACTAATGAAGTATCCCGTCCTATTATCAAGTTCCCATCCGATCAAATTTCAGATATTATTACTAATAAAATTAGTAGTAGTGCATTTGATGTTTACTTAAAATTATATTTAGCTAACGCTTCCGGAATTCCTACAAATTATACATTATTTATTCATCCTTTATCTAAGGATTGGAATGTAGGTACTGGTAGATTAGGAAATTCCCCTATTACTACAGATGGTGTTAGTTGGCAATATACATTAGAATCAGGCAGTGTTGTATGGACTACAGGTATATTTACAGCAGGTACAACAGGTTCATATAGTGCAACTGGAACTGCAGGTGGCGGTACATGGTGGACAAGTTCTCTTTATCAATCCACTCAATCATTTACTTTTATTTCTTCAAAAGATATTGAAGCTAAAGTAACTAATACTGTATTAGCATGGAATAGTAGTTCTATAGCAAATTATGGTTTCATATTAAAACATTCATCTTCTCTAGAATTTACAAATGCTGATAAATTTGAAACTAAATACTTCTCAGGTAATACTCATACTATTTACCCTCCAGCTCTTGAATTTAGATGGAACGATTCAGTATATAATACAGGATCTTTAACTGTAATAACTTCAAGTTTATTTGCACTTACATTAGGTAATAATAAAGGCGAATATCAACAAGATTCTATTCAACGATTTAGAGTAAACGTTAGAGATCAATATCCATCAACAACATTTAGAACTACATTAAGTTATTCTAATTCAAAAGCATTACCTTCTTCTTCATATTGGTCAATAAAAGATTTGGATACTGAAGAAATTGTCGTAGATTACGACACATCATATACTAAATTAAGTTGTGATACAAATGGTAACTATTTTGACATATATATGAATGGATTAGAACCTGAACGTTATTATAAGTTACTTATTAAAACTATAATTAATAATAAAGAAGTAGTAATATCAGACGAAAATTACATTTTTAAAGTTATAAGATAATGTCCCAAATCCCAGTTCAAAAAACTGTATTTAGTAAAGACTCATATAATAGAGTAATTGATAC